ATCGGCGGGACCCTCGGTGAAGTTGCCATAGGCACCCTCGAAGTTGTTGCGGTGTTCGAGGATGCCGGTTTTTTCGTATTTTTTCATGATTGTGTTGATGTCGCATTCAGGGGCCATGGATTGGTGGGTAAGAGATTTACCATGGAGGTTTGGGTGGAACCTTTTGTGTGGATCGTATGGAGTGCGGAACGTTTTATTGTTGGTCATTTTAGGTATCCTTTTCATTCGATGACTTGGAAGGGTTTGGGTTTGAAGTTGTTGGCAGGAGTGCCGAAGCCGGGGAAGGGTCCCCCGGGTTTTTTGGCCCTGAGAAGTTGGGCGACAGTGTCGAGACCGATACCGAGATCTTTAGCGCGCTTGAGCCAAGCGAGCAGAGTACCGAACTCGGAACGGTCGATGTTTTCTTGAAGTTCAAGAGATTTGGCAATGCTCTCAGCCTGATGGCTTTCAGCAGTGGTTTTAGCGAGGGTTTCAATCGCGGTATTGACGCGAATTTGTTCCTGCTGGGTGAGAGCAGATTGAGTGCGGGTGCGCTCAGTGGCGAGGGCAGTATTGGCGCCGGTGAGACCGACATTAGCGGTCGCGAGACCAGCATTTGCAGCAGCAAGAGTTTGGCCGACTTGTTCGGAATTGATTTTCTCAGCATTGAGAGCAGTTTGGGATTTGATGGCCTCGATTTCCGCTTTGACGCGGGAGGCTTGGACCGCAGAAGAGACAGCAGCAGGGACGTCTTTGAAGGGGTTCTGCATTGGAATGGCAGCGCCAGAAGGAGTGGAAGAGCCGCCGAGTTTGGCGGATAGAATAGGATTGAGGCCAGCGGCTTTAAGGTCTTTGACCTCGCGCTGGTGGGCGGTACTGGACATTCGTTCTTGGAAGGCCATTTGTTTGGCCGCAGAGCGGTTATTGAAGAGGCCACCGAGGAGGCCACCGCCCGCAGAGATTAGAGCCGATCCGATTAGCGACATGGTGCGCTCCTTTGAAGGATTGACTTGGCCCCTTTGGGCCAAGATTTTTTGTTTGAAGTGGCGCGGCTGTTGCCGCGCGACTGCTCAATAGGAATCTACCTATATGAAACGGTTAGAAGTGGTCGATTAGACCGGGAACGGAGTAGATCGGCATGGGCCGGGCGCATTTGAGAACCATATGGGTGTCGAGGATCATATGGGGGGAGGAGGGAACCGCGATAACGCGGTCCACAGGTGGATCCTCCTCGATGAAGGAGGAGTTGAGAGCAGGGAGTGAGGCGAAGTCTTGGGACAGATGCCAAGTGTCGAGAGATTGGGCGAAATTAGAGCGGAATTCGCCAGTGATTAGGGATGGCTTGTAACGATACTCAGCGAAGCGCTCCTGATAGCCGAAGGCGTTTTCATTGACAGGATCGCCGTTGCCATCGACCACAGCGGGGTCTTGGGCATAGATTTCTTGGTTGAGTACGGCTTGTTCGCCGATATGGGCGAGAGCAGGCCAGTAGAAGTCCCACCGGGTCTGCCGGGAGAACATTCGATTGAGGCCTTGTTGATAAGTGAGGTCAGCACGGATGGAGACCATGCCGATGATAACGCCATGCTCAACGAAGGATTTATTGAAGCCATGGCCGCGCATGGAAGCGGTGCCGTAGCCAGTGAGATTGCCTTGTGGGGAAGTGGTATCCGTCGAGGAAGTCTGAGCGACGGGTGAAACGTTAATTGGTGCAGAAGAGCCGCCGAGATATTCAGGTCTTTGTAAGCGGGCGTCTGGAGAAGTGACACCAAAGTGAGATTTTAGGAGTTCGATGTAACGGGTGCCGCCGCGGGCGTCACGTTCATACAGTTTTTGGATTTGGAAGGCTTGCCGCAGTTGGTTGATGGTCGCGGCAGTAGCAGAGGTGAGATCGGCACGGATATTGGGATAATTGGTGCCGCCGTCATCGATGAACTCGATAGCAATATCGTTTTCGGTGGGGTTGATATCACCACCGGGATTGAAGGTGGTTTGGTCAGTTTGACGGTAGGCGGCAGCTTTGGTCGTGCCGACACCAGTAAGGCCGATGCCGAGAACGGGGGCAGAGGTGCCGAGCGGTAGATCCACCGCAGGGCCTTTTTGAGGCCAAGGGAGGGCAGAGGTGAAGTAATCGTGGCGTTTGCCACGGCGAAGCAGGACGTAATCCGTGGGGTCGTCAGGGCCGTCGTCTTTGTCGACCACGACAGAGTCTTGGAGGTTTTGATCGCGGAACCACTCGTTCCAGATCAGGTTATAGGCGCGGTGCCAGAGAGAATTATGGGGAAGGTCTGAGACCTCGGTCGGAATACCGAAGTGGTCAGAGAGGGAACCGTTGGCATAGCCAGTGCCGTTGGGCGCAGTCATCTGGGGCACCAGATAATCAGTGCTATCGCCGGGGTTGTCTTGGGCTCCGTTGAAGCGTTCCCAGTTGTCCCAGATCAGGCGATTCGGGACGAAGAAGAAGTGTGTGTCCATGAAGAGATTGTCCATGAAGGGATGGATTGGAGTAGCGAGCCTGCCGAAGGCGTGCAGTTTGGCGTTGAAGGTGTCACCGGGCAGAGCCTCATCTACGAATATGGGTATGAGTTGGCCAGCGTTGAAGGTGGTTTTATGACCGCAGGAACGGTCAAAGGAGGAACGGGGAATATCAGCCTTTGGGACGCGGCTGAAATTGTGTTTCATAACGCTTTTCATGAGTCTGCCTTTTCAGTTGAGGGTTGGTGCTGTGGCGCACGTGGGTCGAGGTCAATCGGGATGGAGAAGCCAGCCAGTACAAGAGCTGGATCCTCGGGCGTAACAGTGCCGTTGTCAGGATCGAAGGAACCGACGCGGTACAGTTTGAAGTCGGAGCGGTGGGGGAAGGAATCGCCCATGGAGCCGATGAACATACGTTTGGCATGAGCATCATTCTCAGCGAGGAATGGGGCGATAAAGAATTGGGCGACGTCGTCGCGAATGGAGTAAATCATCATTTGATGTGATCCCGTGTTGTTAGACGCTTTTCAGCGATTATTGATGCCGCATAGAGACGGCGGGAGTGGTCGTAATTGGGGCCGAGTTTTTCAACCCGTTCATGATATTTGTGGGCCCTTTCTTGTTTGGCGATGTCTACGATCGCAGAGTCGATTTTGGAGAAGGAGTCGTCGTAAAAACGGGGAGGTTTCATGGCTTTGCCACGAAGAATGACCTCGTTTTTTTCGTAAGTGTCAGCGCCGTATTTTTTTAGCCAGGTCGCGCCAATGCCTGGGCGGCGGGAGGAGCCGGAGAATTCCGGGACTTTTTCGATTATTTCCCCGGTGTCGGGGTCAAGGGTTTCATAATGGGCTTTGGCATGTTTCCCGGTGATTTTTTTGACGCAGTATCGGGCGGTATAAGCGGCGGTCTCAAAGGTGAGTTCGCCGAAAGAAGCATGTCCAAGTCCCCATGTTTTGGAGAGGAATTTGGAGGTGTATAGCTTATAATCACCTGTCGTTGAGAAGAGTTCGGGATCGGAAGGGCGATAGCCGAACAGACAAGCGTGATAATGGGGTCGAAGAGTATCGTCACCGTATTCTCCACAGTAGAAGAGGCGGATTTTGCGCCCGGTATTTTTCCGGAGGCGTTTTATGAATTTTTGGAAGTCGGAGCGGTGGAGGGTTTCCCCGTATGGTAAGTTTTCGTCGTTGTAAGTGAGGGTAACGAAGGAGTTGTCATCGTGCATTTGCGCCTCGTGGACGCAGCGGACCGCCCATTGGCGGGAGCGTTCGAGGCGACAGCCGATGCACTGGCCACAAGGGACAGTCATACGTTGATCGCAGGCGTTTGGGCGGGACATAGTAAATTTCCCGTCGTGGAAGTAGCCTTTGAGGGGGGAGTAGCACGGCACATTAAAGCCGGATGCCGCCGCGCATGGCTCCAGTGGAAAAGTTCTTACTTTTGGTGCCGGAACCACGGCGGAAGTTCTTGCGCGAAGAACGGCGGGACATTTTTGAGCGTTTTGGCATAGTCGATTTCTCCTATTTGGACTGAAAGGTGTCAGTCAGCACAGTTACATCAAGTGAAGAACTGTGCAATTGATTTTAACCGTCGTCGAAGCGAGGGTCTTTAGTCGTCGGAGGTTTGATCTCCTTTCTCCGTAGAAGCGCTAGCAGGGGCCTTAGAAGGCGAAGTCTGCTTTTTGGCAGGGGTAGCTTGGGTCTCATTGTCTATGACCTCTTTACGGCGCGTAGCGAGACCGAGACGGATAAGTTCGTCTTGGTTTTCGGGGTCGGCGGTGAATTCGAGGAAAGCGCCGGGGTCGTTATGGAAGCGGCGGCGAATTCGAGCGGGGAGAGTTTGGAACATTTCATCAGCCGCAATGACGGCATTCATGCTCTCGTGATAATCGGCGGGACCCTCGGTGAAGTTGCCATAGGCACCCTCGAAGTTGTTGCGGTGTTCGAGGATGCCGGTTTTTTCGTA